TGCCATTTGGCTAGTAACTACCCTAATGACATCTTTGCAATGATTGCGTTGTAAATCCGCCAATTCTCTTTCGTGGCGCTCTTTCATTTCTTCCCAAACTGACCGCGCTATTTGTTTGGCGGTCATATCTTTTCTATCCATTTATTCCCCATTCTGTATGTTTGTGTTCTTCGGTATTGCTACCTTGTGCCTAGTGTCGCTATGACGCGACTACCTCCAAGAGGCTAGGCGATATTCTTAGAGTCCGCAAGCCTCGCGGAATCTCTCACGACTAAATCGCGGGTTATCTCTTAGCATTGAATCGCCCAATTCTTCGGCGACTTCTTCTAAAATATCGGCAAAATAAACGCTATGCCCGTCCTTTATGCATTTGTCTCTTACCGTGCGGATACTTTCCGCGATAATCTTGTAATCTTTCCTAGTCATTCTTACCCCTTTCATATGTTCTTGAACCTTACAATAACCACTATAACACCCAATGTTTCATTTGTCAAGTCAAAACACAAAAAATTTATGTGAACCATGTCACACCTATGTTAGGCTAACCTAACAAAACCCTACTTAACATAACTTTACCCTACTTTACATAACTCTAGGCGTTATCGCTTCGCTGTACTTGTTAGGCTAACCTAACACTCGGTGAGGGACGCCCAACCACACAAGAATTGTTAGGTACGCCTACTACAAACACCCGTTCGCCCAAACATATGTACGCACCCACACGCACAAACGCACAAACACCTACGAACACATGTTCACAAAACCGCAAAACTGGGAGTCTGCCGCAGGCGCGGGGGGCAGGGGGGGGTATGTTAGCGTCGCTGGATGTTTTCACTCTTTTGGTTGTAGAAAAAAACGGTAAAAAAAGATTGGTTGTGTGGTGTTTGCTTTCCCCCACGTTTCACCCTTGGCGGGTTGGTAGCCGTTAGCCATTGTTTTAGCCGACACCATGTTTAAACTTGTACGTTGTTTACGCTGCTCCCCTAATTCGATGATTGGGGGTCTACCCCAGTTTCCTGGTGTTGTTGCCCCGCACCTTGCAAGTGGTGTACAGCCTTGTGTTTAAAGTAGTTTGCCATCTCCCGACGGGTATATGAGCAAGCGTAGCAGGTGTGTGGTATGTTTGCAACATGATGAAAAAGAAAAAAGATGACGAAAATTCTGTTCAACAAATTTTGGCGGGTATCACTAAAATGCGTGTTGACCCAACTGGGTTTGTTCAGTATACGGGTGTGCCGCAGGATAAGGGCAGCAAGTCAAAGCCTGGGTATAAATCTAATTATCAGAGTACGCCTTCTCCTTCGAAGAGCACACAGTCAAGTTTTGGTATCCCTGTTACACCTGCTGTACCTAAGAAGAAACCTAAGGGTAAGAGTAGTGGTGGTAGTTCCAAAAGTTACGTTGAATAAAAGGAATGGTTATGAAAAAAATTGATTACATGGGTTCGTTGGCTGACTACAAAAAGTCTGTTAGCAAAGATGACGACAAAGCAGAAAAACGCCGTCAGTCAAACATGGTTATGGAATCAGATTTAAACGACCAATCAAAAGGCGCTAAAGCATACATTGAGAAAAAGTACGGCAAAAACGGAAACGCGTTCTCCGCAAAAGATTTCACTAAATACAAAGATTTCGAAAACGCTGTACTTGATGTAATTAGCGAAAGCGAAGTGTCTAGCAAATTTCCTTCCGATGTTTGGGAACGTGGAGCAAAAAGTTTCACAAAAGAAGTTTTCAAAAAATCTAAATCCAACAAAAAGTAGTACACTCCCTCTGTGGGAACTAAACGACGAGTACCGCCAGAAGACAAAGCACGCTTCTTCGCCGCTATAGCAGCAGGCTCATCAATCACCGAAGCCGCACGCATCGCAGGCGTACACATCAACACAGGGTCAAACTGGTTAGCGAAATCTAAAGAAGCAAAAGCAAAACTAGACCAAGCCGTCCTGCAAGCAACCCGCACCCGCGGTAACCAAGGCGGCAAACAACACAAAGAATACGAACAATCATTAGACGAAGCAGTCAACCTGCCACCAGCAATTCCACTATCACGCCTCTGTGAAGAAGCACAACGCGGACTACAAGACTTCGACTTCTTCAGACGCCACTACCTCGGACGAGTACCATCCCCATGGCAAGTAGAAGCCGCACTAACACTAGTAAAACTATTAGAAGAACCCGAAAAAGAATTCGTCGTACTCAACGTACCCCCAGGCGCAGGCAAATCAACCCTATTCCACGATGTAGCAGTATGGGCAATTGTTCGCAACCGTGCAATCCGAGTAATGATTGGCTCCATTTCGCAAGCAATGGCAAAACAATACTCGCGGCGCATCAGAGAAACCCTAGAAAGACCCGCACCAATCCAACCAGACCCCGAACTAGTAAAAAAAGGATTGGCGGTAAACGCCGAAGGATGCCTCTCTATCGACTATGGCAGGTTCAAACCGTCCGATAAAGGTGCTTTGTGGCGTGCAGAAGAATTCGTTGTAGAACAACTAGACGGAAACGGGTTAGATAACAAAGAACCAACCGTCAGAGCATACGGAATTGACTCAGAATACATCGGACACCGAGCCGACCTATGCCTATTCGACGACGTAGCATCCGTAGACAACGCCCGCGAAGGCTCAACACGCGACAAACTCTTAGAAAGATGGGACCAAGTAGCAGAAGCACGAGTAGACCCAGCAGGACTACTAGCAGTAGTCGGACAAAGACTCGGCTCAGGCGACCTATACGCCCATTGTTTAGCAAAAATCACTTACGACATCGACGAAGCCAACTACGACGGCACAGACGCCACCACACCCGAATCATTAGCAGCAACCGAACCCGTCAAATCCTCAAAATATAAACACATCGTCTACAAAGCGTATTACGCCGAACTGGATGAAGGTCCACACACCCGCAAATACAACTCCAAACCCTACCCAGAAGGACCACTACTAGACCCGCAACGATTATCGTGGAAAGATTTATCGTACATCCGATACAGCAACCCGAAAACATTCAAAATTGTTTACCAACAAGAAGACGACGCCGCAGACAACAACCTAATCAGCCGCACCTGGATAACAGGCGGACTCGGCGACGACGGCGTACTCTACACAGGATGCATCGACAACGAAAGACTCCCAGGACAAATCCCTGAAGGACTCGCCCCACCCGTAATCTCAATAATCACAGTCGACCCATCACCATCACAGTTCTGGGGCATCCAATGGTGGCTCTACCAGCCAACAACAAACCTCAGATACCTGATAGATGTCGAACGAATCAAACTCACAGCCGAAGAACTACTCGGATACAACACCACCACACGCGAATACACAGGCATCCTAGAAGACTGGACCAACCGAGCATTCCACTACGGCTACCCAGTCTCACACATCGTCGTAGAAGTAAACGCAGCCCAAAGATTCCTGTTAGCACACGACTTCGTACGCAAATGGCAAACCCGACAAATGGTAAACATCATCCCGCACACTACACACCGCAACAAATTCGACGAAAAACTAGGCATCGAAGCACTACTCCCACCCCTTTACAGGTCAGGTGCAGTAAGACTCCCAACAATGCGCGGCAACTGGAAAACGTTAGCCCTCGTAGACGAACTCGTGAAATGGACCCCCGACAAAAAAAATGGGACAGACCTTGTGATGGCAAACTGGTTCGCCGAACTACACTTCCCGACAGTCAGCGGAATCAAACTCCCACCAAGACAATGGCGTCCATCATGGATGCTAACGTAGTATTGTAGAACAACCAAATACAACAGGAGTTCCACGCAAAGTGCAAACAGTAGAACAGATAGTTTCCTTATACAACTCGCGCCGAGAAACACAAGGACCAGTCCTCAAACGTATGAGGGAAATCCGTGACCTCGCAAACGGCGACGTAGTAATCCCACTATCAGAACTCGACCGCAACGCACGAACAAACGTAGCCAACCTACTCGTACAAGGCTTAGACCAAACATCAATGCGAATCGCATCAACAATGCCGATGCCATTCTTCCCACCAATGAAACAAGGCAACACCGACTCACAAGAAATGGCGAGACTACGCAAAAAAATCATTTTATCATACTGGGACCAAAACAAAATGGGTGTCAAAATGCGTCGACGCGCACGACACTTCCTAGCATACTCATCAGCACCAGTAATCCTCAAACCAAACTTCAAAAACCTACAACCAACATGGTCAGTACGAAACCCGCTAGACACCTACCCTGCACCAGCCGAAGACCCAGACAACTTCGTACCAGAAGACTGCATCTTCACATACACCAAACCA